CGCTACAAGATCGGCATCTGCGCTCATAGCTGTAGGTTCAGCATTAGAAGCCCGCCCCCCCACAAGCATTGGGTTCGCGCCAGAAGCTGCCGCATCTTCGGCAACGTATCCCTGGATAAATCCAACCACGCTTTGAGTGTTGTTGGCCGCTGCGGATGGGAACAGAAGGACGCTAACGGTGACAGTGCCCGATACATATGCGGAAGCTCTAAGACGCACCTGTCCAGTTGTAAGCTGGCTATTCATAAGCCTATTTGACGCTCCTGAGCTGGCCGTCTGCCATACTGTAGTTGTTAAAGACTCCTGATGCACTGGTAAAGCTTCCCAAGTAGTACCACCGTCTCCAGAATGTTCTGCGATCCACGAAAAGCTGTAAGTCCCCGTCAAATGGAAGGCCCAAGCACGAATTGAGGTGACGTCAAAGGGGCCGATTATCTGCCCAGCTGCAGTAATAGTACCAGTCGATGACGTGGCTGCAAGGTTTTGCAGTGCTATTTTTAAGTTTTGGCTAGCGTCAAGAGGCAGAGGTGCCGCTTGCCCATTGGTCAAAGTGGCAGGAGAGGATTGATAGACTCCATAAGGTAATGTGTTTTGAAATCTGGCAACAGAGGTGGCTGCGGAAGTAATTCCAACACTTCCACCCGTTCCAGTCCCGAAAACCTTGTAGGAAGCAGTATCGGTCGTAGCAGTCGTTGCCTTTTTCCCATACCCAAACCCGCGTTCGTGATCGAGGCACCACTCTCCACTGATATATCCTCCAGTGACGGCAACAGCGCGCGCCTGAGCTGAAAGAGGTTCGGTCATACCTGTACCTTCAGCAGTTTCGGCAAGTAAGCCGCGGAATGGCTTCCTTTTAGCGGTTATTAAGGCCGTTCCGGTCCCAAAAACAAAGGAGCTGTCCCCAAAGTTTCCGATGCCTCCTCCGAGTTCATCGAGGGCGTTCGTATTGATAAGCTTGAAGACCACAACGGTTCCAGCAGGTTGACCTGAATCAATCGTAAGGACTCCAGCGGCAGTATAGTAATAGAATTGAACGGTTTCTGCGCTTACGCTCTGTACGTTTGACGTTGTTCCGTCATCAGTAGGAAGGCGAGATTGTGGCGAAACGCCAAGCTGTCCCGTGTCCTTATTTTGGTTGGCTCTGAGTAGTGTCATATTATATTGTTAATAGTTTGTGCAATTCCTTTTATGAGGAGGCCGAGCGTTGATAGCTCGACCCCACCTCCCGAAAAAGGGATTTAATTCATTCTGTAGAGCGTCCAAGCACCTGTCCCAGTCTTTCGTGCTCGGAAGCGAGCTGAAGAGTTGAGACTTGCGTTTGAAGACGTGCTGAACGCTGGCGCGTTCATACTACCTACGAGTGTCCAACCTGTGCCGATTGCGATCGAAGCATCTTCTGCGTCTACCGTGGAGGTATTGATGAGCGTGAAGTCGAAGGCATAGTCCGTTGCAACCTCTGGAAGTGCTACCTCAAGGATAGCAACCGTAGGAAGCGTGAGAACAGAAGCACCTGCGGCACCTTGCGCTACCGTGATAATGCCTGCAAGAAGCTCGGCAGCAGTCAGCGTGGCTGACGTGGTTTTAGCTGCGGGGGTGCCCTGGTATACACGAGCTTGGCCTTCAGCGTTGAAGACTTCACGATTATTCACGGTCGCCCCTCCCTTAAGCTCTGGCTTTATTAAAATTCTGCCCATATTAGTTTAGGGTTAGGGATTATTTAGTGATTGTCATTGCGTAAGTACGTTGTGCGCCTTCACGGAACATTTTGGTTCCGTATAGAGCAAATACAGTAGCAATTTGTCCTTGTCGTCCATCAGTAACACGATCGATGTTAACTCGTACGTCTTTCTGTACGACTAGATCGATTGCGTGCAGTTGTCCGATAGGAAGTTTCATCGTCTGAGTTCCGATAACTCCAGTTGTCTGAGTTCCACCTAAAGTGATTTTACCAGCAGCGGTGATGGTAAGGGTGTTAGATGCAGCGGTGTACGCAGCCACTACGCTTTGTGCAGCTAGTTTTGCACGGTCAGCAGCGGAAAGTTGAACGTATTTAACTCCAACAGCAGTTCCGTTGATCGCAGCCACAAGGTTAGTACCAAGGGTAACGTCCACGTCAGAACCTGCATCGATCAATACTTGCCCAGCTGTACCAACGAGAGTGGCAATGAAAGTGAAAGTCACTCCATTGACAGTCAATGTGTGAGTGGTAGTAGGATCGTCAGAAAAGACAATCGCTACTGAAGTAGGAAGGTTTTGTGATCGGAACATTTGAAGACCAGCCCAGTCTCCAAGGTAGTTTGCAAGACCCCATCCTTTTTCTAGTACCTCATCGGACATTTTGAATCCGTTGAAGGCCATAGTTTGCTCGATAAGAGAGATGGTGTCCCCATCTACTACTGCATACCAAGGCTTCATATCTTCGCAACCATTGTTGAAAAGTTCAGCCTTAGCTTGAGAGAATTTCTCGAATACGTTAGTCGTATTAAGAGTGAACGCTGTGCTGTTTCCGAGTAGGGCGTTACTAACTTCAGACAGAACCTTTTGATCAATCTTGTTACGCATTTGGTAAGTTGCTCGTGTAACGTACTGATCCAGCGCATCGTACTTATTTTGAATTTCATCAATATCATCCAAGTACATAGGGATGATTTTTGCTTGATCCACGTCAAGATATTCGTCCGTAGCAACCATATCTTGGAAGGTTGGAGCGGTATCTCGAACGTAATCCATAGCGTACACACCACCAGTGTATGGACGGTGAGTGCGGTAACCGAATTTTAGTCCTGCACGTTCTTCTGTGTTAGCGATTGCCCCAGAAACAAGGCTGTTCTTAAGTAGGAACTGCAATCGTGCGCTCCATAGTTCGGGTGACAGTTTGTCATTGCCAATGTCGTTTGCCATTTTTTAAAAAAGTTAGATATATAGGTATATCCTTTTTTAAAGTTTGCTATTCTCAGGTCTAACTACGGCCGCTTTTGACGAAGTTCTCCCACGCAGTATTATTTCGAATCGTGCTTACGGGAACTCCAGCGACAGTTGACTCTGATCTCTTAACTGAGGGCTGACCACTTCTAGGTAAGGACATTTTACCCTTTGCTATTCCACGCTGTTCCGCTTCCTTGAGCTTTTGGGATAGTCCCATAGCGTCAAGACAAGCCTTGAGTGCAGCCACCTTGCCCGCAGGACGCAGTACTTTGTACCGTTCCTGGAGTTCTTTAGCCTGTGCAGCGGTGAGGGCTGGAATCTGACCCTGTAAATCCTTGAATTCGGCGTCTTCACGCTCCTTCTCAAGGACTCTTCGGACTACCTGCTCTGTGTCGTTCTGCGCTTCTGAACCCTCTTTGAGAGTTGTGATGCGCTTCTGTACCCAAGCTGGGGCGTCTTCTAGGTCTTTGCGTCCTGCATTCACTTCTTGCTGCCAGTGATCTACTTGGCGTTTTGCGTTCTCATCAGCGAGAGTTAGCTTGTCAGCCTTCTGCTCATTCTCTGAATCGAGATTAAGCCGTGCGTCTTCGATCTCTCCTTCACCATCTAAGGTGTTTTGAGAGCTTTCGAGAGACTCACTGTCGGGCGTGACTTCTAGATGAAGTTCACTGTCCTGCGTGGACTCTTCGTTAAGCATGGAAGCTTGTGTTAAGTTTTAAGGCAGTTCAATTATAAGTGCAGGAACGCAGTTGAACAAGTTTTTTGTTCAAGAATCTAAGATGTAAATAATTTACTACTGCTTTGATCTGTTAATCTTCTCCGCCTCCGCAACGTAAGCATCCATATCTTGCTCAGCAGTTTCAAAAAACTTAGGCCATAAACTGAGTCCAAGCTCGAACGCTTTCTTCTCACTAGGCGTGAAACTTTCACCCGAACAGTAGTCGAGCAAAAAGGTAGCATCGATGATTTGCAGGTCTAGCTTGTGCTTAATATAAAAATGCGCAAAATCTTTTACTGGCTCCATAGAGCCTAAAATCTCCTGGCATGAGAACACGGTCAAACCGTTCTCTTGCATGATCTTGGCTTTTTCACGATTGGTAAATAAGGTTCTAAGTTCGTCCATATTTAAGTGCTACTGCGTTAAGTGGTGATGTTTCGGTAGGCATCGGGGATGCAGGGGCTTCTACTCCTGCTGCTGCCCCTCCAGGCTGTGGCATTCCCAGGTCTTCCATGCCTATATTGTGACCGTTAAGCTGCGCTACTTTGATTGCCATTTTGTTCCACGCTGGTGTTCCTTGCGGAATTGAACTCATAGTCTCTCGTGCTTTGGCAAGTTCCATTACGTTGCTTGGCATTGTTCCGTCTCTAGAGTTTACTACAACGAAATATTTATTTGCCCTTAGCTCTTGAGCCACCATACCTAGAGGTATACCACGAAGAGGCATTTTCAAGTCTTGCCCAAAGCCAGTCATGTCTATATCCACCATCGAGTTAAGAGGCGTTTGATCATCATCTGGCACGAATTTGCGGATAAAGTCCATCGTGAAGAGTATTGCCTCCTCAAAAGCAGTCGAATTGTATTCGATTACCTGTTTGATTGGCGCATCAGCATTTTCTTGTGCGGACATGATGCTCATCTGGTTTGGCGAGGACCCCAAGTTTGGAGCGTCCAGCTCAAAACCAAGCCGCTTAATTTGCGTGTCTAGTTTAGTAAACGCTCGTTCCCATTCATTCGTTACAGCATTTGTTTGGAAAGATTCCAGAGACACGCCGCTTGTGCCTTGTGGGTTTTCAGAAACTACATACCCTCTGCCACCTGCTGCCACCGCTTCCTCTGCCTTTAGAATATCGGCAAATAACTTAGATTTACTCTTGTTCGTTGTGTTCACAAGCGTAATAGGACGGATATTGTCTACCGTGTGTAGATAAGCGTCATTATCCATTTTCGCTGCCAATAGAGCTATGTCATAGACCAAGTGAACAATACCCCAGTTGCTGTATCCTTCTGGTGACGGGAAATACTTGAAATGAAGTGTTGGCAAATAAGCCTTTCCGTCCATAACGTAAGGGAAAGATGTGTTGTCTTCGCTCACTATCTCGCCTTCGGGCAAATCTCCTTTGAGCTTTCGCAAAACCGTGCAAGCTGCACCTGCAATGACGATCTGCCTCTTATCAATACAAGTAAAATACCCAACCTCTACCTCTTCATCATCGTTGTAACCCACCTGATTCCATTTCTTTTCCAGTTCCTTTTCACGGCCGCTACCGATTGGCAGCATACCTGGTGCTACTTTGCCTTTGAAGTCAGGCCATAGTGCCTCAAATCTCTTCATAGTGTACTTGACCGCATAGAAATCATAATCTGCGCTGTTGCCCTCTACCACGTCCCGAATATCTGTTGCGCCGGGGCTAGTGCGGTAACTATCGGACGGCAAAACTCTAAATCTTATAGGGCAATCCGAATTGTCTTCATCGTACCCAATTTGAATCTGCGCATCTCCTAGAAGGCCAATCTTGTAGAAAACACCTCCCTTGTCTCGCATACATTGAATAAACTTGCCCTCCTTCATCACGGTGAATACTCCGGCGGTGACGATCTGCTCTTGCCATTGTCTTGTTATGGTCGCTCGCTTCTGTAGTTTTGCGTCGGTAGTAAGTTTGAACGGCCCAGCCTTGTAAATCTTTGAATCGGGTATTTTCATTTTGTTCACAACCTTTTGCAAAATCTGGACAATTAGCTTTGAGCTAATGGACTGCGTTCCGTCTGGACTTGTGATTATGCAACCGCTCTTAAGTAGATCGACAATTAGCTTTCTCGCATTGATCTGTGCATCGTGTTCCGTAGAATCCCTGTTCAGGTAGCTGAGTAGGTCTTTTACGTCTTCGTCCTGCGTACCTGAGACAATGCCTTGCGTTTGATTAGCGTATGTTTTCGCCATATAAGATAAGAGTTAGAAACTTGATAAGTTGCTAAGGTCTTGTCTTAGGCGTGCCTAGATGCCTTGCGTTTTCGTGGGACGTTTTGGCTTGTGCAAGCCATTTAGTCCTCTTGGAAAAATTGGTCGTAATGGTTGGGATTCCAGGTCTTCTGCTTTGGGCCTTCTTTTAACTGTGCGATATGTCGATTGACAAGTGTATTGTATTGCTTTTCTTCCTGGCGTGCAATTACAGTTATCATGTTAGAAAATGCGTACCTGATTGCGTCCATTGAGTTAGACCACTCGTGGTTAGAATCGTCTGGATCGTTAGTGACCTTTCCGTTTTTATTTACTGCATACAAGTAATTACGATACGCTTTGATAGTTCGGACGCTGCGCTTGGTAATGCTGATTCTCTGATCTTGGACTGTCTGAATCCCCTGTGACACGCTTCCAGGCCCTTTGATTGCGCCTATAATGTTTACGCCATAGTCGGCAATCTCAGCTATACTCTTAGGTTCTGCGGAGTCGGCAATAGTAAGAACCTGTACATTCCCTGTTGCTGTAAGATGATCTGCAATAGCTCGGTTGCTCATGCCCTTGCGGTAGCATATCTCGTCCACAATATAGCCTCCATTGTAATAGTAGATATCCACTATTACGGTAGGATCGGCTGTATACCCGAAATCAAGCCCACGCCGTTCTAATCGTGCTTCATGCGGTACTTCGTCTATGATCTGCCAGTCGGTGTATATCTTGCCTTCCACTTCGCCAAGCAATCCTAGCCCGTAGACCTGCCACCACCCTACACGATTTTTCCTCAGTTCAAGAGATTGAACAATTTTAAGGTCGAGTGCTTCGTTGTCTTTGTACGTCAAAATTATGTGATCTACATCGTCACGCTTTCTAAGGACTTCTTCGTAAAACCAAAACTCCTCAGATGGATTCCAGTCTAAAAATATAAAATCCTTAGTACGGATTTCTAGCTGCTCGAAGGCTTCAAAGCTGTTGTTGTTGGCCTCATTGAGAAACAGCCGATCACGCCGTGCGCCACGAAGTTTTGCACCGTTATCCGTAGAGAAGAATTCCATCTGTGAACCTGTCTCGAAAGTGTATATCGAGTCCGTAGCATTCCATAACTTATCATCCCAATAATTGTGCGACTGCATAATGTTCTTAAAATCACGAAGCGCACCACGTTTAAGATGCGGTATTGATTCAGACACTACAGAGGTCAAAGTCTTCTCTGCTGGTTTGTCGCTCTGCGCACTCGCAATAAGATATAGCAAAATAGAAATAGTCTTTGAAGCAGATGAGCCACCTTGAACAGCCCTAATTCGCTTAGTCAGATTGATTACTCTCTGGGTCGCTGTCGTTTTCTGGTAGTACATTGAGATTAGGCGTAAGAACAGCCGTTAGATTAAGTATGGGCGTTGGAATTAAATCATTACCATTGCTAGT